GTGCAGTACCTCCCCCGGTGTGATAAAGTTCATAACTGCGCATGCTAACTGGCAACAACTCCATAAGGGGCTCTTATGGCTACCGAGATCCACGACGACTCCGAGTTGCTGGCCCCGGTGCCCGAGGACGCCCGTGACTGGGACCACATCGCCGAGCTCGTACGCCTGTACAACCTGTCGCTCCAGTCCATGGCTGGGACCCCCAAGTACCGGCGTGGCCCGCTGATCGGCGAGGCCCACAAGCTGACCAACTCGATCAGTCAGGCGCTGGGGATCCCCACGTCCCAGCGGCCCTCGAAGACCGAGGTGAAGCAGGCCGCGGAGGCCAAGGACCCGACCAGTGGCCTGGTCGACTTCCAGGAGGCCGTGCGTGCCCGCCAGCGCGCCTAAGACCGTCCGGTCGACTGCGATCGACCGGACCATGGGGGACCTGGCGTGTGAGTTCATCACCAAGCACGGCCTGGTGCCCGATCCGTGGCAGGCGGAGGTCCTGGACGCGTGGCTGGCGCTGGATGAGCACGGCCGCTGGGCTCACCTGACGTGTGGCCTGTCGGTCCCTCGCCAGAACGGGAAGAACGTGTGCCTCGAGGTCCGCGAGGTCTTCGGGGCGGTGGCTCTGGGCGAGCGGATCCTCCACACGGCTCATGAGGTGAAGACGGCTCAGAAGCACTTCCGTCGTTTGAAGTTTTTCTTCGGTGAGAAGGCGAACGACCCGGCTGCGCAGTTCCCGGAACTGAACGCCCTGGTGAAGACGATCCGGTCGGTGAACGGCCAGGAGGCGGTCCTGCTGTCGAACGGCGGGTCGATTGAGATCGTGGCCCGGTCGAAGAACTCGGCGCGTGGCTTCACGGTCGACACGCTGGTGATGGACGAGGCGCAGGAGATGAACGACGACGCGTTGGAGGCTCTGATGCCGACGACGTCGGCGGCTCCGTTGCGTAACCCGCAGTGGCTGTTCACGGGGACCCCGCCGGGCCCGCAGGCTGACGGCGAGGTCTTCACGCGTGTCCGTGACGACGCCCTGGGTGACAACCCGGGGCGGACCTGTTGGGACGAGTGGTCGCCGGACGGGAACCCGGGTCTGTTGGACCTGGACGACCGCGAGCTGTGGCGGGCGAACAACCCGGCGCTTGCGGCGGGCCGCCTGCAGATGATCGTGGTGGAGGGCGAGCGCAAGCGGTTCAGCCCGGATGGTTTCGCCCGCGAGCGCCTGGGCGTGTGGCCGCTTAAGCGTGGCCGGACTCGGGCGATCAGCGCGGAGGCGTGGAAGTCGTGTGTGGCGGATCCCCCGGCGGACGGGGTCAAGTCGTTCGCCGTGGTTTTCAGTCAGGACGGCATGCGGCAGGCGGTGGCTGGTGCGATGCGTGACGGCCAGCGGGTCCACGTGAATCTGATCGGTGCGTGGTCTGGGCCGTTGGAGCAGGGCGTGGAGCGGCTGGCGGACTGGCTGGCGGAGCGCCGGTCGTCTACGGCGCAGGTGAGTCTGTTGGGTGGGGCGGGGGCGGCTCCGCTTAAGGACGCGCTGCTTGCGCGCAAGCTCCCGCCCCGTATGATCCATGTGATGAGCACGGGCGAGTACCTGGACTCGTGTGCTATGCTGGTCCAGTCGGTGGCTAGTGGCCAGACGACTCACCCGGCGGGTCAGGAGGGCGACGCCTTGGACGCGTCGGTGGGCTCGTGCGACAGACAGAAGCGTCGTAGGGACGGGGCGTTCGGTTGGGAGGCGACTTCGCCGGAGGGCGACGAGCTCCCGATCGAGGCGATCAGCGCCGCGAACTGGACGGCGCGTACGACTAGGCGACGCCCGCGGGGCGCCGGTAACCGAGGGGTGAGGATTCTGTGATCCTGGACACGCAAGGACTGGACGGCTCGGATCCGATCGTCCAGTCTGACCCGGGCGTCCCGCAGGTGGCGGGCCTGGACTCCAGCCGGCAGGCGGTGCTGGACAAGCTGTGGCGGCTGTGGTCGTCCCGGCGGGCCCGCAACGCCCTGCTGGACGTGTACTACGACGGGCACCGGTCGCTGCAGGACCTGGGGATCTCGGTCCCGCCGCAGATGACGCGGGTCCGTGCGGCGCTGGCGTGGCCGTTCAAGGCGGTCCAGTCGCTGGCGCGTAAGCACGTGTTCGAGGGGTTCAGCCTGGACGGCGACACGGACCCGTTCGACCTGTCTTCGCTGTTGGCTCATAACTCGTTCGATCTGGAACTGAGTCAGGGCATAACCAGTGCTTATAAGCACTGTTGTTCGTTCATCACCTGTACGCTGGGCGACCCGTCCGCGGGCGACCCCGAGGTGGTTCTGCAGGCGCGCGACGCCCTATGGTCTGCGGCTCTGTGGGACCGGCGTCGTCGGCAGATTTCCGCGGCGCTGACGATCACAGACGTGTCCAAGGACGCGCCCAGCGCGGCGGTCCTGTACCTACCGGACGACGTGATCGCGCTCGAGCGGGGCGCTGCAGGCGGGTGGGTGGCCCGGTCTCTGGGCAACCCGACCGGTCGGGTCCTGGTGGAGCCGCTGGTCTACGACCCGCAGCTGAGTCGCCCGCTGGGGCGCTCGCGGATCAGCCGGGAGGTCCGCTACCTGACTGACGCGGCGATCCGGACCATGGTGCGTGCAGAGACCAGCGCGGAGTTCTTCGCGTCCCCGCAGCGCTACGCCCTGGGCGTGGACCCGGAGGCGTTCGACGACATGGACCGGTGGAGCGCGGTCATGGGCCGCCTGCAGGTCCTGACCGTGAACGAGAACGGCGACGCGCCGTCTGTGGGCCAGTTCCCGCAGTCGTCCATGTCGCCTCACTGGGAGATGTATCGACAGCTGGCGCAGAACCTGTGCGCGGCGACGAACATGCCGCAGTCCATGGTCGGGCTGTTCGCGGACAACCCGGCGAGCGCCGAGGCCATGCAGGCGGCGGAGTACGCGCTGAGCGACGAGGCGGAGTTCCAGTGGCGCGTGTTCGCCCCGGCGCTGCGCCGCGTGGCCCAGAACGCGGTCATGCTGCGCGACGGCCTGAGCGAGCCACCGCCCGAGTCGTGGGACCTGCAGGTTCGCTGGACTCCGGCCCGGTACGTGTCCCCGGCTGCGGCGTCCGACTACATAACGAAAATCGTCCAGGCGCTGCCGCAGGTGGCTGACACGACCGTGGCTCTGCGTAAAGCGGGCTTCACCCAGCCGGAGATCGAGGAGATGGAGGCGCAGCACGAGCGCCGTCGGGCCCCGTCCGTCCTCGAGACGATCATGGCGGGAGTCCGGACTGACGAGGCCGCGCAGGACGAGCCTGTCCCGGGGGTGACCGCCGGTGGTGACCAGGGCTGAGATCAACCAGATCCGTGGGGCGATCACGCGCACCAGCTCGTTAGCGGTCAACGACCTGACGATTTTCTTCAACAGCCTGGACTGGTCGAACCCGGTCGCCTGCCGCGAGGCCCTGGTGGAGTTCCTCCCCCGCCTGGTGGCCGTCTATGGCGACACGGCGGGCGTGGCCGCGGCGGAGTGGTACGAGCGGGTCCGTAGGGACGAACTGGGCAAGCACTTCTACGCGACGACGACTGAGGCGATCACGCCCGAGCAGGTCCGCCAGAACGTGCGCTACGCGTCGGGATCGCTGTTCGAGGAGAACCCGGCGCGGGCGCTGTCGATCCTGCGTGGGGCGGTGGACCGGCACGTACAGACCGCGGCCCAGTCGGTGGTGGCCCACAACTCGGTCCGTGACCCGCGATCCAGCGGCTGGGCACGCGTCCCGTCGGGGACCAGCACGTGTGCGTTCTGCGCCATGCTGGCGTCCCGGGGCTTCAAGTACACGACCGAGTTCGAGGCTCAGCACCGCGGTCGGGGCGCGACGGAGAACAAGTTCCACGATCACTGTCGTTGCCAGGTGGTTCCGGCGTGGAAGGGACGCGAGGCGGCGGTGGACGGCTACGACCCGGCGGAGCTCAAGCGCCGGTATGACGAGTCCCGGAAACTGACGAAGGACCTGGGTGGTGACCCGAACGATCCGCGTATGCTGCTGGCGACCATGCGCCGTCTGTTCCCGCATGACTACACGGACGGCGTGTCGGACGGGTGGACCAGTGGCGCGATGAAAGACTTGCTGGTATGATTGAAACCACCGGAGGACTGTCACAGTCGGTCCGGACCTTCCGCACGGACAGGAGAACAACTAAATCATGAACAACCCGGGAGACGCGTCCGCACCGGACGCACCAGACTCCGCCGCGGACACCGCGGAGCCCACCGCCCCGCCCGAGCCGACTGAGTCGACCCAGGCGTCGGAGCCGGAGACCGACTGGGAGGCTGAGGCCGCCCGGTACAAGTCCTACGCCCGGCAGTGGGAGAACCGAGCCAAGTCGAACAAGGCGGCGGCCGACAAGTTCGACGCGCTCCAGTCGGAGCACGCGAAGGCCGTGGCCGAGCTGGCGGAGTACAAGAGCAAGGCTGTGGCGGCCGAGAAGGCTGCGCAGATCGCTGACTGGAAGAAGCAAGTCTCCGCGGCCACCCACGTGCCGGCTGATTTGCTGCGCGGTGAGTCCCTCGAGGACCTGCAGGCGCATGGCGAGCTGATCGCTCAGGCGTGGAAGTCCGCGCCCCGTGGCCCGGTTGTTCCGCAGGCGGGTGACCAGCCCGATTCCAGTCCCGACGCCGCTCGGCAGTTCCTGCAGGCGCTGTTCGGCGGTTCCTGAACCAACACGGAAGGTTTAACACATGGCGACGATTTTTACGTCGACTGACGCACAGGTCCTCATGCCGCGCGAGATCGCGGACGGCATGATCAAGCGCACGCGCACCGAGTCGGTGATCGCGCGCCTGTCGAACCGTGAGCCCATGCGCTTCGGCAAGAAGGACTACCTGGTCTTCAACGACTTCCCGAAGGCCGAGTTTGTCGAGGAGGGCGCCCAGAAGTCTCCGACTAAGGGCGGCTTCTCCTCGGTCACCGCGGTCCCCCACAAGGCCCAGGTGACGATGCGGTTCTCCGAGGAGGCGATCTGGACCGACGAGGACTACCAGCTCGAGATCGTCAACTCGCTGGCCTCCGAGGGCTCCGTGGCGCTGTCTCGCGCCCTGGACCTGGGCATGATTCACCGCGTGAACCCGCTTACGGGCGCTGAGATCAGCTCCTGGGACAACTACGTGGCGAAGACCACGAAGTCCGTGACTCTGGCTCAGGCCGGGGCCGACCCGGACGACGACTTCGCTTCCGCCGTGGGCCTGCTGGTGAACCAGCCCGAGTCCTGGGGCGTGTCCGGCGCGGCCTTCGACCCGAAGTTCTCCTGGGCTCTGTCCCAGCTCAAGCGCAAGGACGGCGCGGGCGCGACCAGCGACCGCCGCTACCCCGAGCTGGGCTTCGGCACGAACGTGACGAGCTTCATGGGCGTGCCTGTGGCTCAGGGCGACACGGTCTCCGGTCTGCCGGAGATCGCGACCGACTCGAAGATCCGCGCGATCGTCGGCGACTTCCGCGGCGGCGTCCGCTGGGGCGTCCAGCGCCAGCTCCCGATCGAGCTGATCCGCTTCGGCGACCCGGACGGCCAGGGCGACCTGAAGCGCCAGAACCAGGTGGCTCTGCGCCTCGAGATCGTCTACGGCTGGTACGTGTTCGTCGACCGGTTCGCTCTGCTTAAGGTCGCGTGATCGCCGTGGCTGACCTGATTCACGTGGACTCCCGGTCGGTGGTCACCGTACCGGACGACCACCCGTTCGCCCTCGGTCACCCGGACTGGGCCCCGTTTGACCCCGAGACCCCAACCGGGGTGGCCGAGGACTCGGACCCGTTCGCGGAGCCCGAGGACGAAGACCCCGCCCCGAAGACCCGAAGGAAGTGATCACGTGGTAACCGTTTACACAACCGACGGGAACCAGGACCGCAAGATCGCGATCCCGGAGATCCAGTTCTCCGGCGGCCGCGCGGAGATCGACGAGGAGACCTACGCCCGGATCTACCCGGTGCGTGAGCGCCTCGGGATCACCACGGAGGCCCCGGCCTCCCCCGGGTTCACGGTCTTCAACCCGCCC